TCTATATCAAACCAGCTAGATCAATTAACTTTATCACTCTTAACTTTGTCGCAGTTCGCACAGGTGTAGAGTTCAGTGAACTAGTAAGTTAGTTTAGGGACAATTTTAAGGAGTAACTTCACATGGCAAACATAGATGATTTTAAAGCAAACTTAATCGGTGGTGGTGCTCGGGCTAATCAGTTCAGAGTTACAATTACACCACCATCTGGTATTACAATTGGATTAGATGTTCGGAGAGCTTCATTCTTAGCAAGAGCATCTAGTCTACCAGCACAAACTTTAAGTGAGATTGCAATTCCATTTAGAGGGCGACAGATTTTTATTGCAGGCGATAGAACCTTTGACGATCCTTGGACAACAACATTTATGAATGATACCGACTTTGGTATTCGTACTGCTATGGAGTTGTGGATGAACGGTATTAACGATCTTGCTAACGCAACAGGTGTCACCAATCTAGCCGATTATCAAACTGATTTACAGGTTGAGCAATTAGATAGAGATGATACAATTCTAAAAACTTACGTATTCAGAAATGCATGGCCCACAACTGTTGCAGCAATTGAATTAACATCTGAAAATGCAGACGCTATTGAAGAATTTGAAGTTACTTGGAGATATCAACACTTTGAAGCTTCTGGCGTAAACTTCTAATTCTTGACCTACTAAATATAAGAATTAGTGGGAGTTATTATGGCTGAATTGTTTGGATATAAGATCAGTAAAACAGAGAAGGACGTTGTATCTTTTACAAGTCCTTCTTCTGATGATGGAACAATAGACATTGCCGGAGGAGGCTTTGCGAGTTCGTTATTGGATACTGATGCAAAAGAAAAAACAGATATAGATTTGATTCGACGGTATCGTGATATCGCACAACAATCAGAGTGCGATACTGCAATTGAAGATATCGTCAATGAAGGTATTGTGTCTAATGAGAGTGATATTTCCGTACAAGTTGTATTAGATAATCTTGATTATCCAGATAACATCAAAAAAAGAATTAGAGAAGAATTTGAAGAAGTTCTAAGGCTTTTAAAATTTGAAGAGAGAGGCCACGATCTATTTCGTAGATGGTATGTTGATGGAAGAATTTACTTTCATAAGATTATCAATACTTCCAATCCTAAAGAGGGTATTTTAGAAGTTCGATATATTGACCCAACCAAAATTAAAAAAGTTCGCCAAGTAGAAAAAGAACAAGATCAGAAAACTGGTGTGGAAAAGGTAAAGAAGGTTGATGAATTTTTCATCTTCAATGACAAAGGTCTTGGCGGTGCGACTGGCGGCCAAGGAATTAGGATATCTCCAGATGCTATCACTTATGTCTCATCTGGATTAGTTGATGGAAATTCTGGTAGAGTTCTTTCATATTTACATAAAGCTATTAAACCTGTCAATCAATTAAGAATGATTGAAGATTCTCTTGTTATCTATCGTATCTCACGGGCACCAGAACGCAGAATATTCTACATTGATGTTGGCAATCTACCAAAAGTAAAGGCAGAGCAATATCTTAAAGATGTTATGAATCGTTATCGTAACAAATTGGTATATGATGCATCTACTGGTGAAATTCGTGATGATAGAAATCATATGAGTATGTTGGAAGATTTCTGGTTGCCCCGCCGAGAAGGTGGCAGAGGTACAGAGATTACAACATTGCCGGGTGGATCAAATCTTGGTGAGATTGATGATATCATTTATTTCCAGAGAAAATTGTTTAGGTCTTTGAATGTACCAATTTCTCGTTTGGAAGCAGAGTCACAATTCAGTCTAGGTCGATCTACAGAGATTACGAGAGATGAGTTAAAATTTACAAAGTTTGTTCAAAGAATAAGAAAGAAGTTTGTTCCATTATTCACTGATATTTTAAAAACGCAACTTTTATTAAAAGGTGTGATATCACCAGATGATTGGCGTTTCATGCAAGAACATATTCAATATGATTTCTTAGCAGATGGTCACTTTACAGAATTAAAAGATGCAGAACTTTTAGAATCAAGAATGAATAACTTGGGAACTGTAGAAGCATATATCGGTACATTCTTCAGTAAAGAATATGTAATGAAGAAAGTGCTGCGTATGACAGACAATGAAATTGAAAATATGCAAGATCAAATAAACAAAGAAACTGGACTTGATCCAGAAGAGGGTGGTGTTGATGTTCCACAAGGTACAGATGGTATCACAAGGTATCCATCACAAGATGGAACTCCAATTCCGCCAGATGATGTTGCAAAATACGATGGTCAAGAAGTAGAAGATGAGGAGAGCTAGTTATGACAAGAGAAATTATTGATAATATAGCATCAGGTGACAATTTGGGAACTGATGCACATTTTAGTAACACTATGATTGATAAAGTGGGAAGTTCTTTAGAAACAAGACGAAAAGAATTAGCTAATACCATTCTTGGTAAGAAGGATAGTAATGAAGAAGATTAATGATCTTTATCAAACCACAGTTTTTGAGAAAGATGAACACAAAAAATCAACAGAATATAAGAAATTGTCTCCTAAAATGCGGGATGCTATCGATTCTATCTTCAAAATCATGGATTCTAAACCTTCAGATTTCCTAAATACTTTTGAGAAAACTATAAAAGAAGTATCAAAAAAGTTTGGTGTTACCGAAAAAGAACTTATGCGATACTTTGAAAAAGAAATGTTAGCAACATAGGAGTAGGGTATGTCATTTAAAACACTAAGAGTTGCTGGGACAGTCACTGCAACACAGACTGCCGATGATGCAGCGCATGAAGCTAATCTTGGCAAATTATCCCCCTCTTCCTCATTTAGAGTAACAGAGTTTGGCGGCCAAGATGTTCTTTTTCTTATTTCAGATGATTATCCTGTTGCAACCTCTTCAAATGCATTTTACTTAAAAGCAAGCACTTCAACAACAGTAGTTCCTGATGTAGAACGGGCACTAAGATTTGCTTCTGAAGTTCCTGTAGCAATATTCGATGATGATGGAACATCTGATCCCGGTGCTAATGGGTTATTGTTAGAAGCCGGAACAGTAGATGATCCGGGTTTTGTTCTTTATGATAGAGCCGAAACTGAATTTCGTATTTCAGTAATCAATGAAAGTGCCGGTAGTGACGGCGCTGTTTATGTTGAAGAAATTGGACAAGGACATCCGGGCGCATGACTGTAAAATTAATTTCAGAAGCAATTGAAGATGTAGAATATATCTGTGAAGAAAATGAAGACGGTAAAAAGAACTATAAAATCCGTGGTATCTTCATGCAGGCAGATATTAAGAATCGTAATGGAAGAGTATATCCTATGGAAATACTCACAAAAGAGGTTGCAAACTATAATAGGAAATTTGTTAACGAGAAAAGGGCATTTGGTGAATTAGGTCATCCAGACGGTCCTACAGTTAATTTGGAAAGAGTTTCACATCTTGTCACAGAGTTATATCCAGATGGCAAGAATATTATAGGTGAAGCTCGTATTTTAGAAACACCTATGGGTAAAATCGTCAAAACTTTAATGGACGAGGGAACTAAATTAGGTGTTTCATCGAGAGGTATGGGAAGCTTGGACGAGAGGAACGGTGCCAAGTATGTGAGAAGTGACTTTTACCTTGCAGCTGCAGCAGATATTGTTGCTGACCCGTCTGCTCCTAGTGCGTTTGTACAGGGGATTATGGAAGGGAAAGAATGGGTTTGGGATCATGGTTCGTTGATCGAAGCTCATGTTGCAGAGGTAAAAAAGAGTTTTGATGCTAAGAAGCGTCAAAGACAAACAAATGAAGCTGCTTTAGCTTTTGCAAAGTTCCTCAAAAAATTGTAATTTATAAATATATTTAATATAAAAAGGAGACTTCCTATGTCTGAATTAGACCAAACGATTGAGGAGCTAGAAGCAGAAGTTCTTGCTGAACTTGAAGAAGCAAGTCAACCTAATGATTCTGGTATTCCAACAGAAAAAGACGATAAGAAAAATGAAGCCGATGATCTTGGTGGTGCCGATGAAGATGGTAACGACAAAGATAGAGAAATCGGTAAAAAAGCTGCAGCAGCTGCTAAGAAAGCGGTTGAACCTAAAGCAAAATCATCTGATGCATCTGCTAAGATGGAAGCAGCAGAGAAGAACGAAGAAGATGATGATGAAGAAGAAGAAGATGAAGATATGAGCAAAGAAGACCTCATGGCGGCAATGCATAAAGAGATGTCAGGAATGAGTAAAGAAGACCTCCATGCAACTTACATGAAAATGGGCGACCATGAGAAAGTTGATGAGGAAGTTCTAGAATCCCACATTCAAAATATCGACATTACTGCTGATGTTCAAGCTCTTGTCGATGGGGAAGACCTCTCTGAAGAGTTCAAAGAGAAGGCTGCAACAATTTTTGAAGCCGCAGTTAAATCTAAGACTCGTGAGGAGTTAAAAAGAATTACTGAAGAGCAGCAAGTTGCTATGTCAGTAGAACTTGGTGAGTACAAGGATACTCTCGCAGAAAAAGTAGATCAATACCTCGATTATGTTGTTGAGGAATGGATGAAAGAAAACGAGTTAGCAATTGAACGTGGACTAAAAGGTGAGATTGCTGAAGACTTTATTTCTGGTTTGAAACAATTATTTGAAGATCATTACATTGATGTTCCAGACGAAAGATACGATGTTCTGGAAGCACAATCTGACAAGATTGCCGATCTAGAAGAGCAGTTAAATTCAACTATGGAATCGAATATCCAAATGAATTCTACTAACTCTAAACTAGTTCGGGAACAGGTCATTGCAGAAGTTTCTTCTGATTTGACTGACACACAATTTGAAAAGTTTAAGTCACTAACGGAAGAGGTTGATTTTAAGAACCAAGATACTTTCCGTGAAAAGTTGGACACTCTAAAGGAAAGTTATTTCCCAAAGACTGGATCAGTTGAGACTTATGAGAATGATGATGAAAACTATGGTAGTGCCGTACAGGACATTGATACGACTGACGCAATGAAGGCGTATATGTCTGCTATTGGTCGTACAGAGAAACGTATCAAGGGCGCTGTTTAGATTATAAACATAATAAATAGATGCAATAAATAATAAAAGGAGAAACAAATGTTTCAAACAGAACATCTACAAGAAAAGTGGTCGCCAGTCCTCCAACATCCTGATCTTCCAAATATTGAAGATTCGTATCGTCGGGCGGTTACCACAGTAATTCTTGAGAACCAAGAAAAAGCTTTAAGAGAAGATGCAAATTTCCTTGCGGAATCCGTGCCAGGCGCTAATACTGCTGGTGTAGCAAATTGGGACCCAATTTTGATCTCACTAGTTCGCCGTGCAATGCCAAACCTAATTGCGTATGATGTTTGCGGTGTTCAACCAATGACCGGTCCAACAGGACTTATCTTTGCAATGCGTGCCCGTCATGCTTCAACAGATGGTGAAGAGGCATTGGTCGATGAGACAACCGGCGCAGTTGCGAACGGTTTCTCTGGTGACTTCTCTAACCAAAACGCTGGCGGTACAATCGGTGGTGGCGACATTGGTGCAAGTGAAAGCAATCCTGCCGTTCTTAACGACAGTCCTTCTGCTGGTACTTACACAACTGCAACTGGTATGACAACAGCACAAGGCGAAGCACTTGGCGATAGCGGAACAAACGCTTTTGCTGAAATGTCATTCGCTATCGACAGTTCAACGGTTACGGCAGTTTCCCGTGCTCTAAAAGCTGAGTACTCAATGGAACTTGCTCAAGACCTCAAGGCAATCCACGGTTTGGATGCCGAGACAGAGCTTGCCAACATTCTTTCAACAGAAATTCTTGCAGAAATCAACCGTGAGGTTGTTCGTTCTATCTACAAGACTGCTGAAGCTGGCGCACAGATCAATACAACAACTGCTGGTATCTTCGATCTTGACACCGACTCAAATGGTCGTTGGTCAGTTGAGAAGTTCAAGGGACTTATGTTCCAGATTGAGCGTGATGCCAATGCGATTGGTCAAAGAACTCGTCGTGGTAAGGGTAATATTGTCATCTGTTCAGCTGATGTTGCTTCTGCACTTCAGATGGCTGGTGTTCTTGATTACACTCCTGCTCTCAACAACAACCTTAATGTTGACGATACACAGACCACATTTGCTGGTGTGATGAATGGTCGTTATAAGGTTTATGTTGACCCATATTCAGCCAATGTTGCTGCAAGTCAGTACTATGTTGTTGGATATAAAGGCACATCACCTTATGACGCTGGTTTGTTCTACTGCCCATATGTTCCATTACAAATGGTTCGTGCGGTTGGTGAGAACAGCTTCCAACCAAAAATCGGGTTCAAGACTCGTTATGGTATGGCTGCTAACCCATACGCCGTTGCTGGTGCCGAGGCTGCAAATACTGCTGCTACAATCGCACTTACAGCTGGTGTTAATTCTTACTATCGTCGGGTTAAAGTTACTAACCTTATGTAAGATTGTTACAATAAGAAACTTAACTATAAACTTAGAGGGTGCTTTCGGGCACCCTCTTTTTTTGTTATAAATAGTTATATGACAACTGCACTAGAAAGACAACCAGATAAACTGGATTATTTAAGTCCAACTCAATTTCGTTTTGGTATACACCAATTACCGAAAGTTGAGTTTTTCACAACTGCTGCAACTATTCCTGGCATTAATATGGGAGAAGCTATTTTTCCCACACCATTCAAAGACATTCCAATTATGGGTGATAAACTAACTTATGATAATCTTGAAATAAGTTTTATTGTTGATGAGTTTCTAGAAAATTATACATCACTTCATGAATGGATGACTGCTATAGGATTTCCAAAAGATAGAAAACAGTTTAGTAATTTTAGAGCTAACACATCAAACACTCCAGTAGAAACTAGGGGAGTGAGTCAAGATATTGGTGATGTTAAACCACCTACTTCTGCAAATGCATTATTTTCTGATGCATATCTAATAGTACTTTCAAATAAAAATAATCCTATTCTTGAAGTTGATTTTCACGATATGTATCCTGTATCCCTTAGTGCATTGCAATTTAGCCAAGAGGTTACAGATGTTCAATACATGACAGCGAGTGCAACATTCTCATATCAAATATATGAATTTACTACATTATAAAGGAAATAAATGGATAAGTTAAGTGAACTACAGGTAGAATCCAAAGAAGACCTTATTATTTTAGATGATGAAGACCTACACCAACAATCCTATAAAAATCAAATCATCAAACCTAAATGGCTGGACTATAAATCCAAATACAAACTTATGATGTTTCAGTCTAAAGCTGAACATAAAAGGTTATATCGTCAAAAATGGGAATATTATGGTGGCAAATCTGATGCAAAAATTTATGCTGCAAAACCTTTTGATTTAAAAGTTCTAAAGACAGACCTTCAAATGTACATCAATTCTGACGATGATATTATTGAGCTTGAGAAAAAGGTTGTGTACTATGAAACAGTAGTAGAATTTATAGACGGTGTGATAAAGTCCATAGATAATAGAGGATGGGATATTCGTAATGCCCAAGATTGGAAGAAGTTTATTGCTGGAGGTTTTTGATGAGAAAGTGGATTGGTTATTATAATGATGTTATTTCTGGTAATCAAATAAAAGAGGTTTTTAATTATCCTTGGGATTGGAAATCGTCGACATATTCTAGTCACAAAGGACAAAATGATAATAGCGAAGAACGAGTTAGGATGGATGAGGTTTGGGCAAGAGAAGAAAATAGACCATACCCATCTTTAAGAGAAGCTGTCTTGAAATCTATGAGATTTTATGGAAAGGAACATGAAAACTTTTCTTGCATTCATCATACTGACTTTCGTATTAATAAGTATGGCATTAATGGTTTTATGTCCTCACATATTGACAATATACATCATTCTCATGGTCAAAAGTATGGATACCCACAAGTTTCGTGCTTATTGTTTTTAAATGATGATTATGAGGGAGGGGAATTTGTTGTTGCTGATAATGAATACCATCCTACAGTTGGTTCTTCTTTAGTTTTTCCTTCTAACTTTATGTTTCCTCATGAGGTTAAACCAGTAACAAAAGGTGAAAGGTGGAGTGTAATATCATGGTTAATGTAAATAAACATGAAATATTTCCAACGGTAGTGTATCAGTTTAATTGTGGTTTTAATGATCTCAATGCACTTGATGTAACACAAATGGATACTTACAT